AATCTTATCCAGGATCATGGCACTACAATGCGAGGGCATATGATCGCTTATAGATACAACGGAAAGATAAAGCAATTGTCAGTTTTGAGACTGGTATTTGAGGCGCATATTAAGAAAGCTAAAATACAAACTAATGACTACGTGGAAACGATAGATGGTAATGATTACAATCCAGACGCAAGTAATTTGACTTACGGCTCAAGGTATAGGAAACCATCAAAGAAAACTAAGGTTGATAAGAATGGCGAGGCATATTCAACCTGGATGGGTATCGATGAGGTATATTGCTAAGGAGGTATTAAATGGAAAACATTAAAGAGCTAATTGAATTAATAGAGTTTGAGTATGGTGACTGCAATTGCGACTCAGAAAAGAAGTGCAGTTATTGTAAGGTAATGGATAAGCTTAAAGAATGGAAGGAAGCCGCAAGATCAGAAGCAGAGGAAGTAAATAGACTTCAAGCTGAAAACAAAAAGCTACGTGAAGCTTTAGAAACCTCAATTGAAGGGCATCAATTTGCAAGAATGGTTTTAAGGGAAGCATGTTTTCATAATGCCGCCGATGATATGACTGATTATATTGACGTAACTATGAAAGCACTAAAAGATAAGCCAATTGAGTAGCCTAAAAGCTTGGTTTAACAAAACTGCCGTTGTTTTGTGTGCGTCCTCATTGCTCATTATGGGGAATTTATAAAGGAGTAAAATATGATTTATTTTCACAAATATCTTAATCAATTCATTATAGTAAACTGGGTAAGATCGTATGCTGTTCATGTTTCTTTTGAAGACGGGAGTGGTCTTTTGTTTGAAAAAAAACAATGGGAAATAGTATTAAGCATGTACGAATTTATAGGGAAACTTTGAAAAATTATAAATCAAATAAGCCATGTATTGCCTGTGGAGAGTCTAGGGACGGATATGTTACATTCCACCACATCTATTCAAAAGCTGCATATCCTGAGTATAAAAACGAACCATGGAATCTTATGCCGGTTTGTCAAAAACACCACAATGAAGCCCACTCAATGCCCGACAGGTTGTTTGCTGCCAAATACAGAACAGTTCAAGACTGGTTTGATGCTAATGGATGGGAGGTTAAGTTATCGGGTAAAATGATTCATAATTCGCAAGGACTAGGTTCATCGGAATAAATGATAATTGTCTCTGGTAGGTTGTCAGGTGTTCCCAATTCCCAATGATGGGCCTCAGCTTCCGATCCTTCATAACTTTCAGAATAACTTGATTCTATACTAGAATTAGTATTTTCTTCTTTTATACTGTAATCCGAATAAATAGCTTGTAATAGATAATCATTAGGGTAGAAAACTGGCATTGATAGAATAAAAACTATTATATTCTTCATTTTTATAGGATAAACCCTATTGACGAACCATGTAAAGATTACATAGCCTGAGAATAAGAGTCGGTGACTCGAAACATAATTCTCGGTGGGAATATGCAAATTCAGGCAAAAGAAATCCAATTAGTGGACATTGATTCACTCGTATTAAATCCTAAGAACAATAATAAACATCCAAAAGAACAAATTGATAGACTAGCAAAATTGATCCAATACCAGGGATTTAGAAATCCTGTTGTTGTATCAAAGCGAACTGGTTTTGTATTGGCAGGGCATGGAAGAATTGAGGCAGCCAAAATTGCTGGCTTGAAAGAAGTTCCTGCTATGTTTCAGGACTTTGAAAATGAAGCCCAGGAATACGCTTATCTAACAAGTGACAATGCAATTGCTAGTTGGGCAGAGCTTGATTTGAGTGCGGTTAATACTGAAATGCTTGATCTAGGGCCTGACTTCGACATTGACCTACTAGGTATAAAAGACTTTGTAATTGAGCCAATTGAAAAGTTTGAGCCACAAAGTGACGAAGATGCTGTTCCTGATGTTGTTCATCCAATTACCAGAAAAGGCGATATTTGGTTGCTTGGAAATCACAGATTGATGTGTGGTGACTCAACCATGATTGATGATGTTGAGAAGTTAATGAATGGCGAGAGAGCTGATATTTCATTTACAAGTCCACCATACAATGCAGGAAAATCGGAATCTCTTAGCGGCAACACTCATTCAGGTGACAACAAATACAATTCATATAACGACAACCAGTCTCAATCTGATTGGTTAGAGTTGATGATTGATTTTACAAATAACTCAATAGATCACTCGGATTTGTTGATTATGAATGTACAGCAATTATCTGGAAACAAGATTGCATTTATTGAATACCTAAATCATTTTAAAAACAATTTAGTGGATATATCAATATGGGATAAAGGCCATGGCGCACCACAAATATCTCAAGGTGTATTAGCCAATAGGTTTGAGTATATAGTATATGTTACCAATAAACAGGATCCAAAAAGGACAATTCATCATTCAAGTTGGCAGGGAAAGTTTCAGAATGTTTACACCGCACCAAAGCAAACAAACAATGAGTTCTCAAAAATACACGCAGCAACATTTCCAATTCATCTTCCAGAGTATTTTATATCTGAGATTTGTGATAAATCAAAATCAGTGATTGATTTTTTTTGTGGAACAGGAACAACATTAATTGCTTGCGAAAAAACCAATCGTAAATGCTATGGAATGGAGCTAGACGAAAAATACTGCGACGTTATGATCAAACGATGGGAACAATACACAGGCAACAAAGCCGTTCTTGAATCAACAAATCAAACATACGAAGAACTAAAGGTGGAGCGAGATGGCACGTCCAACTAAGGATCTTGAGAGTATGGAGTTTGATGGTTGGGATCAGTTAAAAGTTTTGGCCATTTGGGCAACAGCCGAATATTGCGCAGAACAATTGGGCATTAGTGCTGACTCTCTAGATAGAAGACTAAGAGAAAAATTTGGTCATGGTTTTGCGGAATATAAAAAGAAAGTACAAGAGCCAATGCGCATAAATCTACTTAAAAAACAATATGATGTTGCCATGAGTGGAAATGTATCAATGCTTATTTGGCTCGGTAAGCAACATTTAGGACAAAAAGATAAGGTAGAACAAGAAGTCAAAGAGGTTGATCTTGTCTTTGAAGCTTAAAATACCATATCAACCATTGCCATCACAGAAGCCTGTCTTTGACGATGACGTAACGGAAACCATTCTACATAGCGCAGGACTTGGAAGTGGTAAGTCATACAACCTGTGTATGAAACTAATAAAGCTTTCAAAGTTAAATAAAGGTCATGCTGGTGGCCTACTTTGCCCATCGTATGCCATGTTTAAGAAAGATATTTATCCAACATTCCAGGACATATTTGAAAAGTCGGGAATACCTAAAGGCAAGATTTGGGATTACAACGCTCAAGATAAGACCTACACATTTATTTGGAACAATAAACCACTATACATATTTACCGCAGAAAACGAAATTGCTGGCCCTAACTTAGGTTATGGTGGTGTAAACGAGTTTTCACTTTGCCAATGGGATAGGATTAATCAATTCATTAGACGGATAAGAACAGACTCTCCATTCAAACAAAAGATTCTAGCAGGAACACCAGAGGACAAATTTGGTTGGGTTATGGATTACGTCAACATGATGAACGAACAGGAACAAAAAGATCCTGGTAAGTTTAAGATCGTGTTTGGTGACACATCAGAGAATAAGCACATTGACCAAACATACGCAGCAACTCTTGAGTACATGCTAGATAAGAAAGCACTTCAGGTATTCAAAGAGGGAAGAATAATCAAGATTAGTGGTGACTTATTCTATTACTCATTTGATCGATCTAGACACGTAAGACAAATTACTGACATACCTAAAGGCAAAACAATTTACGCTAACCTAGACTTTAACGTAGGTCGAATGACTTGCACATTTGCCCAAATGATCGGTAAAACACCGTACTTTTTTGACGAGTTTGAGCTATTGGGAAACTCAGACACCCAACAAGCTGCGCATGAAATACTTAAAAGATACGGTAAAAATGTCATGATAACTATTGACGCAAGTGGTAAGAATAGAAAAACATCAGGCGCATCCGACTATCAAATCTTAATGCAAGCTGGGTTTGATAAATCACAAATAAGATTTAAGTCAGTAAATCCAAGGTTCAGAGAAAGACAGCTTCTAGTTAATGGGAAGTTTGATAAAGACGAGATCATCATATCCCCAAAATGTAAGGTGCTTATAAAAGACCTAGAACAAGTTGAGCAAAATAAGCTAACATTTGAAAAGATTAAAGATAAAGACGGTAAATTGACACACGCATCAGATACATTAGATTATTTTATAGATTATGAATTTTCATTGTATCTAAATAGATCAACTAAATTTACTCAACTATAGGATTAAATATGCTTAAACAGAAAAGAAAACAGATCATTGAATACATTAAAGCTCATCGTGAGTTTTTAAAACTTAACTCAGAATCTTTAGATATTTATGAAGGTAATTTACTTCCTTACGTTGATAATATTTTAAGGTCTTCATTATCCGCCACTTATTACAATTCAATTAAAGATAGAGTGTTGCCTATTAATATCCTACAAAGGTTTATTGATAAGGTATCAACTACCTATTCAAAACCACCAATTAGATCGGCAGAAGATGAAAGAACATCGGAGTTTGTTAGCTTCTATGAGAAAGCATTGAACATTAATAACTCTGGGAACATTGCTGATGTTTACTCGCACCTATTTAAAGGGTTTGCATGGGAGCCGTACATTAACAAAAACGGTAAACCAGCATTAAGGGAGCTTCCATTTAATTCTTTCCTAGTTATGTCTGACTCTATGGTTAACCCAGAAGAAGAGACAGTATTTATTAAGTTCATGGGTAAACAAACTAACGATGATGACTCAATGCTATTGTTCGTTTACACGGATGAAGAGTTTGACGCTTTTTACATGAATGGAACTGAGGCTTCTCAATACTTAGTAGAAAATCAAGGTGTGAATGTAATTGGGACCATCCCATTTATTTACGGAAAGAGACAAAAGAATAGATTAATACCAGTGATTGATACCGATATGCTTGCGATTACTAAAGCTATTCCTTGCATGATTACTGACGGCGCAGGTGCCCAGCTTTACCAGTCATTCTCGATCATTTTTGGTATTGATATTTCAGCCGAGAATTTAAAAATGTCACCTAATGCCCTATGGTCTATTAAGTCAGATCGGGAGAGTGACAAGAACCCACAATTGGGAATATTACAACCGAGTGCTGACACAGATAAGATTCTTCAGTTTATCTCAACTACATTTGCTCTTTGGTTAGAGACTAAGGGAGTGCGTGTTGGTTCTGTTGGGACAACTGATGGGGCAAATTTGTCTAGTGGTATCTCTAAGATCATTGATGAAATGGACGTTTGGGAGCTTAAAAAGAAATCTCAAGCATGGTTCAAGCAAGATGAAGAAGAACTTTGGAATGTTAAACTTCCTAAGATTCACAACTATTGGATTAAATCAGGTCAAGTTCAACCGTCATTGTTGCCACCAATTATGCCTGATGAGTTAGAAGTTAGTGTTGATTTTGAAGCACCCAAACCGATGATTTCTAGATCAGAAGAAATTGCACAAATTAAATCGGAACTAGAGTTAGGAACAATGACAATTGAGCAAGCAATTAAGAAACTTCACCCAGAAATGGACGATGCTATGATTGCCGAGACTGTTGGAAATAGAGCGTTATTATAATGGCAAAACTTTCTATCAAGATCCCATTTACTCAACCAATTAAGCCTAAAGAAAGGGTAAAGATTGCTGATGCACTACTAACACACATTGTTGGTAGAACGATGGCAGGTCTTGATAGAGACAATAATAAGTTTGCTAAATACACAAAGAAATATGCAAATGAAAAAGGTGTTGGTGTCAGTGATGTTGATCTTCTTTTATCTGGTGAAATGCTTTCGGAGCTACAAGTTTTAAAAGTAGACGCAAATGGTGTTGAGATTGGTTATAAGGGAAGCAAAGACCTAATTGGTAAGGTCGAAGGAAACATTTTAGGAACTTATGGACAAACAGAACCAATACCAGGAAAAGCACGTGACTTTCTCGGAATATTGCCAGACGACGTGGAAGTTATCATTGACTCATATATTGACGAGGATATTAAGGATCTTTCTGAAGAAGAACTAGACGCAATCGCTAGGGATGCTGCTAGGGAAATATTAGGTGACATACAATTCGATACGGATATTGATGAGTAAAAAACTAGAACAACTATCTAAACAACTTCAGGTGAAGATTAAACTAGCACAAGTAAAGGCTGCTAGGGAAATTGCCGCATTGATTCCAGAATTGATTAAGTTAAGAACACGAGGTGCTGGCGAAGGTGTTGATGGTCCATTAAAAGCACTAGAGCCATCTACAAAGAAATCTAGGGAAAGATACAAAGATAATCTTCATCCCGATACCTCACCAAACGAATCAAACTTGACAGCTACTGGTCAGTTACTCGATTCTATTAAAGGTAAGAACATAGGAACTAAAGTTATTATTGAACCATCTAAAGGTAAACGCAAAGGCGAGCTTTCAGGTGGCAAGTCAACGCTTTCTAACAGGGAAGTTTTGAAATACGTCGAGCTTAATGGACGAAAGTTTCATGAGCTATCGAAGGAAGAAAGAGAAGAAATTATTAAAATAGTTGAGCAAATAATTAAGGATGAGATTAGTAGTGTCATAAAATAATTGACACCTTACCGAAACAGGGGGATTCTATTTATGTCAGATCAAACAGGAGTCAGTGACTCCACTCAAG